AACTTTACTTCCCAGTATGGGAATGAACAAAAGAAATTGATAAAAGGCTATCTGGGTGATTATACAAGATTAACGGAAAAAGGTCTTTGTGGGCAAGTTTATATAGCCCATTCGAAACAACCGTTCATACACAGTATACATATAGCAGGTAAAGACACGAGAGTAGGTTCAGTGTCTTTCCTTAAGGAGGATTATAACCAAGCTTGTGAGTTTTTCAAGAATAAGCCTGGTAAATTACTAATCGCGGAGAGTACCGAATTCTCACCAAACAGAGAAGGTTACTCTTTCGATTTGAAACCTACACCGCCTGAGAAGTCCCCATTAAACTTCTTGGGCGCAGACACCACATTTGAGTATTATGGCACAATTGATACGAGAGTGCCCAGATTTAAGTCTAAAGTTAAAAAGACTATTATATGTGAGTCTGTCTGCCAAGAATTTGGTGTTGGCTTATGCGCCAAGCCTCCACCAGATGTGCCAACATGGGCACACCATCATGCGTGTATTGAGAACACGACAAAAACGAATGCTGGGTTTCCACAACGGTTAGTGGAACTTGCGGTCGTCGATTATATGAAAAAGGTCGGCCCAACATTCGAGGTGCAAAATAGAGGGCGTATAAAGCCCCTGACGCTAGATGAATGCGTCAATGGTGTTCCGGGAGTGAGAGGCTTAGAGCCTATGAACCGGAAAACCTCTGCTGGATATCCATATTTCAAGCCTAAAAATAAATTATGCGATATAATTGATGATAGAATGTATTTAACAGAACAACAGATTCAATCATATCATGCATGCTTGGAACAATGGAAGACGGGTAAGCGTACCTATGAAGTTTTTAGTCAGTCTCTTAAAGACGAGGCAGTCAAACCGACAAAAGAAGTTACGCGGACCTTTCAATGTTCAAATCTCAATCTAACCCTAGGATTACGGATGTTTTATGGCCCGATCTTAGCAGCACTGTTAACCAATCCGGCACTATACGAGTTAGCAATCGGTGTGAACGCTGAAAGCCCTGAGTGGGAGGCGTTAATAAAAGCAACTTGTAAGTACGGAGAGGACAGAATCATCGCTGGCGACTATAAGAATTACGACCAACGAATGAGTTCACAAATTACAATGGCTACTATGTGGATTCAAATAGAGCTAGCTAAGCTGGCTCAATATGATTCTGAGATGATAGAGATAATGAACACTCTAGCAAGTGAGGTGATGTACCCAGTGATTTACATGAATGGAGATCTGTTTAAGTTATTGAACTCCACACCATCAGGTCATTCCCTCACAACAGCATCTAATTGCAAGGATAACGCAATTTATTTGCGCATGGCTTACTACGCATTGGCCATGCTACGGAAACTAGATAAAATACCATTGTACCACACAGTTTCCGCCCTCAGTACTTATGGTGACGATAATTTTATGTCAGTCCGTGAGGGTTTTGATTGGTACAATCATACAGCTATTGCTGAGTTCTTTAAGGAATTTAATGTCGTATATACTATGGCTATTAAAGATCAAGAATCTGTTCCTTTTATATCTATAAAAGATCTCCAGTTTTTAAAGAGAGATATATTTAAAGATAAAGAACTCAATGCGTACTTAGCGCCCCTTGATGAGAAATCAATTTTTAAGAGTTTGCAATTTGTCTGCGACACAGAGTTTACACCTGAGCAATCAGCAGCAACAAATGTCGATAATGCGATCTCAGCGTATTTTCAACATGGTCGTGAGAAGTTTGAGACCGTGATTCCAAAATTACGCAAAATAATTCAAGATCATTCCCTAGAACAATTTTCAGTATACTGGGATAAAGATTATGATTTCTTTAAGAGGAGATGGATAGAAAAATATAGAACAGGGAGATACCCCTTAGTGATCTATCCGGAGCCACCTGGATATAAAGTTGAAGATGGTGGCGATGCAAAGGTTTACGACGACAAACTCGTGAGAGAACTGCGCGAATTGTCGGACGCATGCATCGGTCAAGCAGTGGAGCCGGACTCCACACCACTTTTTAGTGGAGGTGATGCTGACCAAAAAGTGCTACAGCTTGGGCATTAATTATACTAGATGCACCTTGCTTTTTCATAGAGTATAGACATATATAAATATTTACAATTCATAAACAATACATTTATAGCATGCATAGGAAACCTTTTGTTCGGTCCACCCGCGAACCGGACAGTGGTTAATTTATTTGCACAATCACAAGTTGTCGATCAAAAGGCAACTCCAACAGCGGGACAAACGTCATCTAATTTAGTGACGTTTTCGGAGGTAGCGTCCTCCATGGTGAATACAATCTCAGCAGGTGATGATCCTACGAGATACAAGGCATCCAATACCGATGATTCGCTGCAGGACTTTATGTCGCGGCCTATAGAAGTTTACCAAACATTGATAACTCCTGGTACGAAAATCGCAGTAAATTTCAATCCTTGGAAAGAATTTCTAGAGAATAAACGTGTAATTAACAGGATAAACAATTTCAACAATTTGCGTGGAAAATTACATGTAAAATTCATGATCAACGGTAATGGTTTCTATTATGGTAAGATAATAGCATCGTACTTACCATTAGCTCAGCTTAACGATTTAGAAATTGGTCACTCTATAGGTGATCTTGGTGACATTTGTTTGGCAACGCAGAGACCCCATGTCTTTTTAGACCCTTGTACATCCACAGGTGGGCAGTTAGACTTACCTTTCTTCTGGTATCGTGATAGTCTTTGGATACCTGAAGCAGAGTGGAATAAGATGGGCACAATATATATAGAAACCATAAATCAGTTACGGAATGCCAATGGATCTACAACACCGGTTAGGGTTACGTGTTTTGCTTGGATGTCGGATGTCCAATTATCATGCCCGACAACACGAGACACTACAGCTCTTATCGCACAGTCTGAATATAATGAGGGAGGTATAATATCACGCCCACTCACAGCCTTATCTACTATGGCAAAGAGTATTGCGGGGTACATGCCTACATACAAACCGTTCGCAATGGCAGCCTCATCAGTATTAGGAGTATCTGCTGAAATAGCGAAATTATTCGGATATTCGCGACCACCGGACATATCTTCACCAACGCGCTATACACCAAAGCCGTGTTTCAATCTGTCACATTACGATGTGATGGATAAGACAACTAAACTGTCACTCGATTCGAAACAAGAATTGTCGGTTGATCCGCGCATTGCGGGTCTAGGGCCTGAGGACCCTTTGACTATAGATTCTTTGGTCACACGACAAAATTATATTCGATCAATAAATTGGACAACATCCCAGTCTTCTGGAGTAATAGTTGGGGGTCTATTAGTTTGGCCCTATCACTATGTTGTCAATTCGACAGCTGTAAACAATGTCTTACCATCATATGCGTTACCAGTGCTTGAGTCACAGTACTGGCAGGGTGACATGGTTTTGCGTGTAGAAGTAGCCTGTAGTAACTTCCATAAAGGTAGATTATTAATAATGTACGATCCAGCTGCAACGAGCGCTGGCGCTATCACAATGGAAACCAATGTAGCTTATTCATATATATTAGATATCGCTGCAGAGAAAGATGTTACTATAGAGATACCTTGGTCACAACCAGCGGCATTTGGCCATAGAGCAGTTGATTACCCTTTAGGTAACAACCCAGGCACTACGCAAGCATCAACGACATCAGGTGCGGACAATGGAGCAGTTGCAGTTTTCGTGTTAAACGAATTAACAGCTCCAGGCGCATCTACGGCTCCAGTTGAGCTCAACTTTTATGTCTCCTGGAAACCAGGCTTCAAGATTGCTGGTCCTGTATCAGTTTACGACCAATTGGGTTTTGACGCTTTAAGCGCCCCAATTTCGACATCTCCACTTCAATTTGAAGATTTAGAAGCGCAATCTGAGCAAGTTGAAGCAGATGCAGCGAAAGTCGACCACGATCCGACTAATGAGATGATCGATTATGTAGCAGGAACCTCAGCAGTCGAGAATATGGAGATGCTTGTCTATGGTGGAGAAGACATTCGAACAATGCGTGCTTTCATGAAGCGACCTAATTTACTCAAGTTGTGGCCCGTACCTGCTGGCCAAAGTTTAACCTTATATGTGAGTGAGGTTTTAATGCCAAGACCTAGAGGTTACTATGTTAACCCTGGTTGGGCTAACGGCTTTGAGTACAATCGCAATTCTTTCATGACGTTCGGAAGATTTGCATATGCCGGCTATCGAGGGGGTATACGATATAAGATGTATACACCTGTTCGTGGCGTAGATGTAGCATATGCCTTTTCTAAGAGCGATAAAGCGTTTGATCTTGTTCGACTATCAACTGTACATAATTTCACCTCTACTAATTCATCAGCTGATGATTTTGTAGAAGCTAGACAGTATGTTCGAAATCTTGATATTATTTCGAACACTCCACGAGAAATGCAATATTCAAACCAAACCCCAGCAGTAGAAGCAGAATTCCCATATTATTCTAGGATGCGCTTCACGCCTACGACGTCTAATGATATCGATGAAAGGTTCCCTGATAATCCAGAGGAACCAGGTCGAACCACATATATGCGCGTTAATGAGAGTGGTTTCAATGTTACAGCACGTGAGTTTGTGTCTGCAGGTGAAGATTTTCAGTTGTATTTCTTCACAGGCTTACCGCCAGTTGTGAAATATGAAGATCCATTTATCACCTAGGATTGTTATTCG